GTATGCGGTGATCATAGCCTCAAGCTGGGAAACAGTATCATTAGTAATATTAAAAGTAACATTCCATGTGCCGCCGGAATCCTGTCTACCGGAAACGTACTTGGAAATCTCGTCCTCAAGAGCGGACGCATCGATCTGCTCTGTCTCCAGAGTGATACCACCGATGGAATTGCAACGCTCAAGCCAATTAAATTTTGTCGGTTTAGTACCGGCGGTTGCTTCGGCTGCATATCCGAATTTGACACCAAGTGTCGAAATACCAGGAGTGCTTACTGCCATTGTCTTTTCTCCTTATGTTTATTTTGCTAAGTCATCGTCAGCACCAATTATCCTGCGGAAACGGCAGACGGCATGATAACCATCTTTCCTCGTTGTAGGGATTGGCATTGCCGATACGTTAAAACGCATGTGCTTAAATTGACGGACACATTCGTTAGCAATTGCCATTGCATCCGCTAAACTTGTATCCGTTGTCACGGTAATCTGGATCGTCTCCATTACCGCATGGACACCAGAGTTATCAAGGGTCTGCCCACGTTCAACAGGAGTAAGTTCCTGTAAATAAACATAGGGTGCCTTGTAATCGCCGGAGTCCTTATCCGTAGTGCCTACCTTAAGCGTGGGGTACTTTTCAGATAAGGCACTTGTTAATCTTTTCTTGAGAATCGTATAGATGCGATTCCCTATAGTTGTCCACCACATTTCGTCTGCCATTATCCAAATACCCTCTGTGCTATCTCGGTTGACCTTGCCTCGATTTCCAACACGGCATTCCACATCGGCATTCCAGCCTGTATTCCGTAATGAGTGAAGCCGTTATATTCCCATCCTTCTGGGTTAGTGCCTCGGCTGTGTCCATGTAGGTCTTTGTACCAGCCTGGATAATCACCGATGGTGTAGCCCATCTCAACACCTTTCGGGTGAGGGGAATTGCCTTGGGAAACTCCGTTGTAAGTAATGCCAGATCCGAACTCGATGAAGATGATGTCTGAACCTTCGCCAATCAGCTTGCCGATGACGTTATCGCCTTGACGGTCAATTTCGAATCTGAAATCTGGGATATCCATGTCCTGATCACCATTCGGAGTTGCATGGTTTTCGCAAACTTCCTTGCCCATCTCAAGGAGTAGTTCCATGTAAAGTTCGACTTGCTCATCAATATCTTTTCCGTACTCGTTAAGGAGACTAAGAAAAGCATCGATGCCATCTGTTGATAACGGAACAGTTTTCCTAATCTGCATGATTTAACCTCTGAAGCACATATCTGCTCTCATTAATTGACGGAGAGACACGCCTAACACGGTAATCAGCAGAAGATGGGTTTGGGATGGTTTTATCCTTATCGAGGAAGGTTGGAGTGGTTTCGCACCACAATATAGATGTTTCGTCAATCGGTATGTCATTTTGCGAAACGGAGAGCAAATACTGATACTCAGAAATATCCATGCCGAAATTCTTCGGGTCATCAAATCCTGTGGACAACGAAAGATTCCCCAAGAATTGCACTGGCTTCAAGTATGCCGGAGCCGGATTGCCCGATTCCCTTGGTACTTGTTCGCCATCTATTTCATCGTAGATAATATTGCCCTCATCATCCCGAACATATGAAACCTGTTCTGGATTTCGCAAAGCATAATACATGATTCGTTTATTTCTACGCAGTGTCCGCATCTTGCACCTCTCAAACTGTGACCTACCCACCACCTATTGGGTCACGTTTCACCCTGCATTCCGCAAAAACAATGTTCACGGAACACGCACAATTCGACTTTTTACACGAAAGATGCTAGAGGGACGATGCCCGAAAATAATCGTCTGCGATCGATGTATGTTCTGGACACACCGTTTTCGCCATGTGAGGATTCGCCTTGCGCTCCGACCATGTTGTAATCGAACAGCGCAAGATTCGCAATGTTTGCTTGAAACTGACTGAGGTCTGATGCAATCATCTCTTCCGTATAAGATGACGGATATCTGCGCTTATTCTTGATTTCGGTGATGGCAGAGTTAACCTTCGTTTCAAGGAGTTCCTCATTAAAGGCTTCTTCCATCTGCAATTCAGTTGTAAGCTGATCGATAACGGCTTCAGCCAATTCCGTAATACTCATTGCTTTCTGCGACCTCTCTTGACGGTCTTCTTAGGCTCTTCCTTCACAGGGGCCTCGACCGTCTTCTTTTCTTCCGTAACAGGAGTGGCTTGGGAGACAGCCTGTGCCATCTCCCTTGCTCTAACTCGGTTACGGTGCATCATCATGCCCATGTGATTCCCCCAGTGGTCAGGCTGCCGTGTAGGTCAGATGGATCAGCTTGGAGGTATCGTAGACGTACGGAGCGAAAATCTTAGAAGCGATCACATAGTTGGTCTGGGCCAACTTGTCACGGTCAAACTCAACCAGAGTGTCTCTCTTCATGAAGAGTGCAAGCGCACCGGGCTTCACGATGTAGGCATCAGTGGACAGACGGTTGGAAACCACAACCTGGCAACCATGAACCATGCCGACAGTGCCACGAACGATCATGTCTGCACCCATCTCAGTGTTCGGAATCCAAGAACTGGTCTTCCGCAGATCACCGTACAGAGCAGCCGGAACTACGATAACTTTTGCACCATCAATATCCTCACCGAATTTAACGAGAGAATCGGAAATATCGTTGGCAGCAGTAGCGGTTGCGACCGTACCGGTCAGAGTGGCATCGGTTGCCATCTTGGCAATGAGATCCGTCTCAACCTTGTCATTGATTGCGACAAGGACCTGTCTGGCAGCCTCTTCGGCGATATCGTTGTTGTAACCGGAAAGCAGTGCTTCGTCAGTAAACTCGATAGCCCGACCGATCTTGGAAACCTTGACCGGAACGGTTGTCTGAGTCAGTTTCGCAATCGGAATATCTGCACCCTCGGCAACTGCAACAGCCGGAGCAACTACAGACCACTTCGGAAGGGTCAGAGTGTCTCCAGGTCTGCCAACCAGATCACGGTTGACGATCGCAAGCGGAGAGAAGCGGATTGCATTAATAAGTTTTTGATCGATATAGTCTGCGACTACCTGCGGATCGAGCAGGTCAGCAAGTTTTGTAGCATTTTCAGTAGCTGGCATAACTTTTTTTCTCCTTAAGAAAATTTATTGTTATCGACCCATCAAGCGGTCATATTCCGCTCGATTTTCTCGATAGAGTTTGGTTCTTTCCACAGGCCCCATCTGATCGAATTGTTCCTGTGTATAAGCCTTTCCTTTGCCTGTTCCGGCATTGACGAGGGGACGGCTTTTCAGCCATTCGGCCTCATGTTCCTTCAGCTTTCTGGCCTCTACCTCTGCCATGATCTTCATCTTTGCGGAAAAGTCATCGTCCGCTTCAGCCTTGGCAATTCTTCCGGCCTCATCCGATGTGTAGCCCATGCCCATGTAGGCTTTCTCAAGCTTGTTGATCTGGAGTTCCTTCTTCATCTGTTCAAACTCCTCATCACGCCTAGCTTGTGCTTCGGCCTTTTCGGCATCGGCAACTTCCTTCTCGGACTGAGTTGCACGGAACTGCTTTTTCCACTCTGCGGATTCTCTCGCTGCCCTGTCTCGTTCACGCTTTAACTTCGCAATCTCGACCAAGAGTTCCTGCGTGGAAGGAATGCTCTCCGTGGAAGGATCAGCCTGGGGTGCTGCGGTCTGCTGATTTTCTGCTGTTTCAGTTTTTTCTGTTGTTACATTGATGTTGTCTTCTGGCATTGATAGGCCACCTTTCTGCGCTTTATGTCCGCTCGACATTGCTTTTTAGTGTTTTTCTCTAACAATTGCTCTTTAACGTTTTTCTCTAACGGTTTTGTGTATATAAAAAGCACCCCTGTTAAGGAGTGCTGATTATCACGAATATGTCACCGCACATCGACATCCGCAGATTTCTTCGGGATTATCAAATGCGTGGTCTATGTCTCTTGGATAGAGCATTAAGCTGTCTCCGACAACGAAAAAACTCTGTATGGGAAGAGTGACACCCTCAAGCGGTCTGTGGGTTTTCCTCACTCGATTGTCCAACATGGTACGCCAAGTCTTGCTTGTCTTACCCTCTCTTACGGCTTCATCGTAATCACTGTAGTTTGAATCCGTATTAGATTCGCTTTCGCCGATGAGAATTACTCTGTCCTCGGATAAATAGTAGGCATCGGATGTCGGGACATCCTCGGATACTTCATTCGCAATCCATCCTACCAAAGCGAAATTGATTACTTCCTCATCAACGTGTTTCTGCGTGGTTTCAACGAAGTGATCCGCAAAATCATTGATGTAGTCTTCCATCGCTCCATCAACAGGCATGTCTCTCATCTGCAACGTCCGGCGGTAACGGTCAACCAGATCCGACCTAACTACAGACCAGTTGATTGCTCCGTACTGTGCCATGAGGATGATGGCATCGAATGTAGTCCGCATCATCTCGGAAAACTCTTCGGCAAGTTCTATCCGCTCTCGCTTCTGTTGCCTAGTCAGACCGACCATCTCGCCGAAATACTGCTCAATCGGCAATGACCTTCGCTCAAGACCCAGAGCATGAATCTGGTCAAAACTCAGAATGGTCACTTAGCAACACCGCCCTTTGGAGACGGATCTTCTTTGGAGTTTCCGTCAATGACAGGTGAGTTCTGAATCTGGTTATCAAGTGATTCCGAAAAGCCAAGGTTCTCTTCGCCCTGAGAAGATTGCTGTTTCTCAAACAGATTGGTCTGATACTTCTCGATCATCTCCTTGGAATCTTCCCAAACTTGGTTGATGTCATCGAATGCTCCGGTGACACGCAGCGCATGCAGACCGTTGATTCCGTGAGAAACATAAGTTGCGAAAGTGTTGGCTTTCGTAATCATCTCATGGGTCTTCTGGAGCTTGATGTTTGGCTTGATGTCCACATACCGCAGTTTCAGTAGCGGATTATCCGATTCAACAAACGGACTTTTCTGGATCGCACGAAGAACAACCTTGAGTTCTTGCATCTTGGATGATTCCATCAGAGCCTGTTGCTTGATAGCTGCGGATTCAGCAGCCGTCCAACCTGTAGCATCAGACATCGCAACACCAGTAGAGCCACCGCTGTTGTCATTTCTTGCCGGAACATTGCACTTCTGAAGGATTAATGCCCTCTTGGCAAGGATGTTCGCCAGAAGTCCGTTGTAGTCATAATCCAGCGTTAACGGTTTGATGAACGGAGTCTTTCCATCGGGAGATGTAAAAGTCTCGACCCAATCACCACCGCTAGGATGCTGAGTGATTACGGTTGGGTCACCATCTTCATCATCTCCATCTTGTATACTAATCGAAGGAAATTCTACATCATTAGTATGCCAGATCGCTTGCGTATTCTGGTCCGTGTCGTTAAGCACGTCCGACCAGAGTAGGTTTAGGGAGTCGCACTCGGAAAGCTGGCGTTCAAAACATCCCATGCGGTCATGCGACCGTTTCCATTCGATGATAGGAATCAGCCCAAGGGGATTGCGCTCACCACTCCGCTCCTCATGATTCCATGTTTCAACCTTCTTGCCCTCGACAATAGCCGTAGCATTGACGATTTCGAATCGGCTTTCCGGCGTGAAACAGGTGAAATGAAAAGCGTTGTCATCATCAATGGAGAAGGTGACGCCAAGGATAATGCGGTGATCGGGATACCGATTACTCCGTACAACAAAAGTTGTTCTCGGATCGAGGCACTCAACCTGGAAGTAGCTTTCGCCATCTTCCCAATCGGTCTTGATGTCTACAAAGGTGTAACCGATTCCGCAAACCTCAACAAATCTGGCAAGTGCTTGAGTTTTATCGTCAATGTGTTCCGTAGCATAAAGTTCGTTTAACAGGGCGATTGCCTGTCCTTCATCCTCATTGCCGGAATCAACTACTCCCCTCTGGACAAGGGTGATCGGTTGCCATTGGTATCCAAGCTTAAACTCAACGATTTCATTTGCGACATTGTCAATACAGGTAAAGTCAATGTCCGGCCTAACGGCCTTGGGTTTCTTCCGCTGAAGGGGCTGAATACCGGCATCATAGTTGAGCAGATAGTCACACTTCTCCGCATTAACGCCAAATTTCACTGTGGCATCCTGGAGAATCCCTATGATATTTGTCTCGTCAACACGGACAGCAGATGTGAAGATTTCTCTTCGACCTGTGTTATTGTATAAAAAATCTTGCTCTGTCATATCGTCACCAAATGAAAAAGGAGCAACACCGCTTGGATGCTGCTCCCCTTCAGGAAGGAATAAGTATGAAAAATGAAAGTGAGAAAACTGAAGCACACATTGTACTAGGTTGCTTTCGCTACCTTGGACATTATACATTATAAATTGAAAAACCCTTCCCTGTCTTGCTACTATTTGCTATTTTTTGTCGCAAGCACCTTTTTTTCAAATTCCATGAGGGCTTCTCCGTGAATGTGGCATGTCCTGTAGTAACTCCTGTAGATGTCACAGGAAATTTCCTCAAAGGACTTTCCGTCAACATATCTGCCATAAAGCACATCTATATAATCAGCATTTTCCAGGCTGTTAATTTCCGCAACGATTCTCTTCTCGGTTTCCGTGTAGAGCAGTAAGTCATGCTCGTACTCTCGCTCCGCATCAACAAGTTTTATGATGCCATCCATCTGATTGTTGCTTGCGGAAGTCTGAACCTTGTCCCTGTCATATCGGATGCCCTCAAGCAGAGACATCGATTCTCTCAGCCGTTCAAGCTGTCCTTCGCTCTGTTCCTTTTTTCGCCGGATCAATTGTAGATTCCGCAGATAATCTTTTGCTCTCACCTATCTGTGTACTCCCATTTGTAACCACCGGCTGTTATGTTTCTGCCAGTGCAAACCCTAATGATTTGCGAACCATCTATACCAAGAGTCCTCTCGGCTCCTGAGATGCTATCCCATGTCTTTATGAATTCTCCGTCAAGGGAAAGCTGATTAACTCGCACCTTCTGTTTGTTGTTCGCAAGGCATCTGGCGTTTCTTGTGCCGTAATTGGCATTGTACTTCGATGTACACCACTCAAGATTGTCAACACGATTGTTCGTGATGTCCTCATCTTTATGGTTGATCTCCGGCAGATTGTCTGGATTCGGAATGAAAGCCATTGCAACGACACGATGGAGCATTATGATTGTCCTTTTCTGATTCCTTCGCAACTGTGCTTCGTAATATCCGTTCGTGCATCTCGTTGGAGTGATTTGCTTGCCCTTGACGAGCCTATAGCTACCACCGCACACCTTGCGGTATCTGTCCTTGCCTCTGAGGTTTCCGTAATTGCTCACTTGGTAGGAATCTTCAAATCCAGGAACGTCCTTCCAAATTTCCGTCATCATATCGGACTCCTTATGATTCTCGTTGCTCTTCTCTGCCACTTACCTTCTATGAACATTTCAAGCTGCGTTAACGAATCGGGGCTGTCATCGCTTTTGTTCTTACCTATCTGCACAAACATTAAGAGTTCATCCATGGCAGCTTGGTATTCATCGCTCC